ATGAAAAGATTGATTGAAGATTTGAATGAAAATAAAGAATGGAGGGTGAGGGAATTGGTTCAACTTAAAAGAATATTAAGTTATGAGAATGTCCATGATCAGCAAAAATATGAATTATTATCTAAATATGCTGTTCCCACTGCATGTGCTATATGGGAAGGTTTTTTTAAAGAAGCCATTGGTTATTATTTTACATTTTTTAATCGGAATAAGGGTATTGAGAGAGATTTATTAATGATAACTAATATTATTGAACATAATAATGTTGTAAATAAAACATATCAAGATTTTGAGACTAAAAAAAAGTTAGTTGAAGATATTCATGAAGTTTTTAATAATCCTCAGTTTAAAGATTATAAGCCTGAAATCGGTCTTAAAAAACTTAAGGATACTAATAAATTTTTAAAGAGGATTAAACTCAATCCTTTGAGTGATGAATACCATGTTAATCTTAATACTATGATTGATTTGAGGCATGCAATTTTTCATGGTGAAAAAAGTGATAGAATTTTGTCTGTTGATGATGTTTCAAAATATCTTAATTTAGTTATTACTTTAATGAATGAATTGGAGGATAATATAATTAATAAATCAATGGAATTTAGTTCAACTAATTAAAATGAAAAAGAGTAATAATAAAAATTATTATGATGGTTTGATTAAAAGGTTAATTTTTCAATGATATGTGCTTCATTGTTCATGCCTACTTTTCCAGTTTTCCATGTGAACTGTATAGGATTATCAATGTTTACTTCGGAATCCGTAGTGTGAGGTTCATTCAGTTTTTCTTTAAATGCTGTTGAGTGATCTGCTAATTCTTCACATAGTGTAGTGTTTAAGTAGTATGGTTTTCCATCGATTACTATAGCTGCCTGGTAACCTGTTTGTGATGCTGGGCTGTTATCTGAATAAAAATAGAATGTATCTTTTTCTGAAGCCGTTAAAGATTCTGCAGCAACAACTACGGTTAATTTAAGTAGTGCTATGAGTAATGTGCCTATTACCATTTTTTTTATCATATTTTTTCATGCCTCCTTTATAGTCTGTTGTTAATATTTTAGTAGTATTTTATTATTTAATGGTTTTTGATATTTTGATTAATTTTTGTTATTTTTATTTGAACACTGAAAAATAAACCCCATGTGTTTTTGATTTTAGCCTTAAACAGTTAAATATTAAATCTGTTTAAAAACTGAATAATGTTTAATTAAAGTCCATAAAAACATTTAAATATATAATAACACTAATATAATAAACAACAAGAACAATAACAGTTAATGCCTAATGGCATTGACAAAAAGATATATAATATTCTTTACAAAAATAATAATTGTACTATTAGTAAAAATGACGGAGTTAGAATAGTGCTGCAACACTTATCTAACTCCTAAGTTACACAAAAAACAGATACCGTGGAAGGATATCATGACATATGTAACCTATTATAATATTTGGTTAAAATGCTATATAACTTTTTGTGATATAGTCGCTGATGGAAAGCGATGTTCTAATGTCCTAGCGAAAGCTATAGACTTTTTTTATATTGTTTTTGAAAATATTAAAAAAATTAAAAAGATTGTTTATTCTTTCTTTATGGTTACAACTATTTCATCATTCTGGGAATTTACTTCCCAGGATAATTTGTTGTTGTTGGATAGTTCTAAAATTCCCACAATTTCTGAAGGAATGGTTGTTCTTAATGATTTTGATTTTGGATTTTGTTGTATTACATTGGATTTTACTTCAAACAATTTCATACCTCCATTTTTATATTTTGTTATTAATATATTTGTTAACATATTATATATAATTTATCTATATATCTTTTTAATATAGATAAAAAATAGATAATTTTATATATTATTAAAACTAAATTAAAATCAAGAAGTAAAAAAATGAGCTGCAACTCATGAAATTACTTCAATAAAAAAATCCGTGGAAGGATGAAAATGACAGAGATAAAAGATATAGGGACTAAAAAGTTCCCAAGCTTTGAAGAAGCTTGTAAAGAATTAACCAGGGAAGAAATTTATACCCTAGCCGAAGCAACATACAGATTGCAAGTAGAAGAAATGGGTGGTGTTATCGATGAATAACACCTACAGAACTGATTTTGAAAACATGAGAATCCCAGTACTCCAAAGCGTACACAATGGGATAACTCACAAAAAAGAAGTACTCCAGGAAAAACTATCTAAAGACATGGGTATACCTACTTTTTACAACATAGTACCCAGAAACTTTTCTATTCTACCAATAGAAAAGTGTAGTCATCATGACATAAAAATGTTAGAAGACTTACACGCAAAACAATTCGACTGCTTCTGGACACTTGAAGAAAAAAAAGCATGTGAAAACGATGACCACAAAAACTTCGAAGCAAGATACAGATTCTACAGCTTCATGGATTTACTAAATGACAATGAAGTAAACGAATTCTACATCCAATGCCAAGAACGTAACGGTTCACTAATGACTTCACATGACATCATAGAACAACTAAAAATCAACCCTAATTTTCTTGAAGAGGTGTATGCCTTATGAGTAGATCATACTTCACCGAAGATGACAAAATGGTCATGTCACCATTCCCAAGATGGACACATAACGAATGCAATAACATTCAATTCATACTCCATAAAAAAGGGTATGAAGTAAACATTGTATCCAGAGTAGGATGTGACCGTAAAAGGCACGATGCATGGTTAGTACCACGAAAACACGTGCCGTTCATCGTAGAACAGTTATTCCGTCAGAGATTAGTTGTAGAGGTTCAAGCTGAAGGAAAGTTACAGGCAAGTATAAACTTTGTCTATGACTATTCTGCAATCACAATCATAGAAGCTGTCAGTAGATTCCAAAAAAGGAGGGATACCTTATGAGTATATTCAGAAAAAATAAGCCAGTCCATCCATTGCATAGGGAATGGACTTGGAAAGATGAAGTGATTGATTTTTGGTTAACTAACAAACCATTAATCGGAATCATACTAGTTTTAACATGTATCTGTATTCTAGTATATCTTCTAGGTGTGGCTTCAGCAACTGGACATCTTCACATGTTCAGCACTGAAGCCAATAGATACGAACATATGGAACAAGTAGTTCTCTACTATGGGGGCGGGTTATTATGAATAATGGGCCACGAAAAACAATTGTAACAAATGCATTCAGTCCAGGAAGAATGATAAAACTTTCAAAATATTCTACACATCACAAAGAAATAAGTGAAGAGGAATTTGCAGAAAATGCAAAAAAAGCATCTTCACATGTTGGTAACAGAGGAATAGCTAATAGGTACGGTTTATTATTTAATCGTAGGCCTATTAATCTTGTTCCTGGTGATGATGCTTATGTTGTCTACATTCATGGGGGAACATTACCTTCAGATGGTAACCTTCCTTCCAATGTTCATTTAACCTTTGAACATGTGGAGGTGACAGCATGAGTAATGTGCATGAAAAATTAGCTGAAGTTAACATGAAACTGTTAAGAATTAAAATTCCTAAGTCTGGTTATAACAGACATAAAGGATACCCCTATCATGAATTAGAGGATATGATTCCTCCTGTCACTAAAGAATGTTATGCTCAAAAATTAGGATTAGAATTTCCTTACAGTGATAACGTCGCTATCTTGAAACTAGTTGACTTAGAAGACCCTAAGCAGTATATTGTATACAGGTTAGCTTTTCCTGAATTAATTGCTGAAGAAAAAAATCCAAATAATAAAATGATTCAGGCATACGGTGCAGATGTGACATATTTGCAAAAATATCTTTTGAAATTAGCATTTCCATCTTTATCTGATAAAGATGTTATTGATAGTGATGATGAATCTACTAATGATGCTAGCTCAGCAACAAATGGATCATCACAGCCTAAAGAAAAAGATGTGGCTGATTTGCCCATGGGTGAATTAGTACTTGAAGCAAGAGATAAACTTGTTAAAAAGGGCGTTGATGAAAAAGAAATCACTTACAAAGCATTGAAAGATACTATTCTTCATATGAGGAAGTGGAGTGTTTCAGAACGCAGATGTATACTAAACTACTTTAAAAATAAGGAGGCCTCTAAATGAGGCCTCAACCTCTTATTTTATCCGTAAGCACATATCGCTTTGGATTAACATTCAAAGTGCAAGGTGAAACAGGAAAATATACTGTAGATTGGAATATTTACAAAGGATGGATATGCGACTGTCCGGACCATTTATTCCGTAAACATACTTGCAAACATATTCTTGCATGTAGGGAGTATGTTGCAAGGCATGGTTTATTATTACACATAAAATTATGGTGTGATGATCCGAAGTCTGATATGGTATTCGATGCTTTTAGTGAGGTGACAGCATGATATTAAGTAACAATTATATGAAGAGTTTAGAAGATTTTTTTAAAGAAAATTATAAAACTGAAATTTTTGAAATACTTGAAGCATATCCTGATAAAAATAGTTTGATAATTGACTATGACAAATTAGAGATATTTAATCCAGATTTAGCAGATTTATTAATCGAGAGACCAGATGATATTATTAGTGGTGCTGAATCAGCTATTAAAAATATTGACCCGTTGGCTAGAGATGCAAATATTTCAATTAAATTTAAAAATTTAACTCATATAATTACATTTGAACAGTTGGATAGTAGTTATGTTGGGTCTTTAGTTGTTTTAGATGATGTTGTTATTGTTGATGTTGATAAACCTGAACCTGTTATAGATGTTGCTACTTTTGAGTGTAAAGGTTGTCTATGTTTACATGAAGTTGAACAAAGTTCTATAAATAATTTGTTTGAACCTTCTCTTTGTGGTGAATGTGGGGGCAGGTCATTTAGGTTACTTCAAAATGAATCTAAATTTAAAGAAAGACAGGTTATTACTGTTGGTGTTGAAGGTACATCTAAAAGATTAAATCTTGTTTTATATAAAAAGGATTGTTCTTATGATAAATATTATGTAGGTAATCATTTATCTGTTACTGGTGTTTTAAAAACGTTAAAGACAAATGATGGTTTTAAGTATTATTTTGATTGTAATAATGTAGTTCAATTAACTTCTGATGTTAATATTCAAGAGTTGGATTCTAGTGATCGTAATAGTCCTGAATATAAAATTTGGCAGAAAACAATTGTTGATAATGATCAAGTTTGTGCTTGTTGTGGGGGTCATAAACATTTACATGCTCATCATATTTTTGGTTATAAGAATAATCCTAGTTATCGTTTGAATCTTGAAAATGGTATTGCTTTATGTAAATGGTGTCATGGTAAATATCATAGTTATTATGGTAAAGATGCGAATCCTAAAACTTTAATTGAATTTATTAAACGTTTTGGTAGGTGTCGATAATGGATATGCCTTTTGATACTGTAGTAAGTGCTAGGGTTACTGCTGAAGATAAAAAATTATTGGATGAGAGTAATTACACTGTACGTGATGCTGTACGTTATTTTAATGAGCATGCACAACATTCTAAAAAGAAATTATTGATTAAAAAGTTTTTTGTTAATAATGAGATTGGGAATTTAAAAAAGCAGCGTGATAATATTGATGAAAAGATTATTGCTGAAGAAAGGCATTTAGAAGCTATTAATATTCAGTTAGGTATTGTTGAATTAAATGGTAAAGAATATTCTTTAGAAGTTAGTAATGCTGTTGATAATATTATTCAACGATTTAATAATTCAATTCATGGGTTGGATGACTATTTGACTATTAATCATTTGTTTGTTGAGAATCAATCTGCTTTAGTTGATGTTACTGTTGAAGAGATGGAGGCTTTGGTGAAAGAAAAAGTTAGTAAACAAAGTTTGTAAACATTTGATTTTTTTTATGGGGCAAATGTAAACTGTATACCGTTTACAGTTTACATTACATGCATATTTAAAATTGTATGTTTACTTTTCTTGTTTACAGATTATTATTATTATTATTATTATTATTATTATTTTATAATTCTAATTTTAATTAATGATAATAATATAACATTGTTAATATTTTATTAAAATGGTGAAAAGAGATGTGTACGTTAGATGATTTCAAAGAAAAACAAAATAAACTCTTCCAAGATGGAATATACACTGTTTACTCTGAAAAAGCAGATGAAATAAAACCTGGAGACATAATCTACTTGACTACTTCAGAGTTCATGTATGATTGTGTTTATGGTGTTTTCATGAAAGACATTCGCAAGTCAGTAAAAGTCGAGGTGGAAATCTTGAATGAAGATCTATCAGAATATGTTCCTGGCAAGCACTTGACAGGTGGTTGTTATGGTTATGCAGCAGCGGAAGTATTGGAGGCGAATCTGTATGAATGAAGATTTATTGATGGATACAATCCAGGCGAAAAGAAATGTTGGTAACTGTTATCAGAAATTATGTGATGCAGTCTATGGATTTGAGGAAAAATGGGAAGAAAAAGGAGTTAATTTATCAGCGAATGTTGATTGGAAAAGTAAAACTACTCTATGGTTGGTATTCAATGACCGTATTCCTGATGAAGTAGAGGATATTCTTGAAGAGTTCAAAGATAAATTTAATGTTGAATTAACTGAAATCCATGAAGAAAGGATGTTAAAAACTAATTCTAGGTGTTTTGAACATATTATGTGGAGATATGAGTTTTCACATGTTGATAGATGGAAGGGGTTATAATATGAGTGAAAATAATAAGAAAGAAGGTGATGATGATGAGTTATTATGATTGTCATTATGACTTAGTAATCAGGGTTGAAGATCCCAATGGGATTCAACTCAATGAGCGTATGACAGAAATGATGGATGAATTAAACACTGCCATCAGGAAGGTACATCCTGCAGCTGTTGTTCTTCCTAGAGGTTTTAAGATAGCGGAGGAAAGGAAATGAAGGCTACTCTTGTGAATTATTTTTTTGCTAAAGCATGGAAAGAATATAAAAAGTTTAAAGAAGAAGTAGATGCATTCTGTGTTGAAAATGATATTGACCCTGGTCTTATTAAGACTGAGATGAGGGGGCCTCATGTTCATATTAAACATTATTTAACCCCTGAGATGTGGACTGAGAGTTTACATGATAAACTTTCTAAACAATTTGGTGTATCTTTAACTCATTTTGATTTTAGTCAGTGGAAAGGCACGCATAATGAACCTCATTATTTAAGTTACAAGTGGATTTATTCTATACCAAGTGAGGAGAAGTTTGTTTTAGATTATTATGAGGTGCTGTCTATATGAGTTTTGAAGAAGGAGACATTCATGCGTGGAATGAACTATTCGCTGATAGTGAACTAAAAAAACGCTTAGTTGATATGGATAATGAAGTTTTAGACTTGACTCTTAAAGAAGTGTCCAGTTTGTTAGAGGAACAGTATGAGAAGAATAAAAATATTGGTGTTCCTCTAGCTGCGTTGGTTATGAAAGGTTTCAATATTCATGATGCTAAACGTATGGTTTTACAGGTAATGTTAATTGAAGACCCGGAGGATTCAGAATGAAATGTGAGAAATGCGGTGCAACTATAGTTTTAAAATACACTACTCATTTAAACGGAGTATTATCCAAGTATTGGAAGTGCCCGGTCTGTGGAGCGTCAACTAAATCTGAAGATAAAAATAGATTAGGTGAGGTGTTGTTGAAATGAAAATCAAAGACTTGAAAAAATTCAAAGATGATAAGGAACTTTTGATTGATGGTGGCGGAGAAGTTTACGAAGTAAAAGTGGATCATGAATCCGATTTTGCAGTATGGCTAAAAGTGGTGAGCGAATGAATACTCCAGTTATCACTTTGCCTGGAGAAGATTATCAACGGGTTAAAGATGGTAAGATTACCAGGATTATTTGCCCGGCTTCTCAAAGATTAAACTTGAAGGTTTATGATTGGATTCATATTCTTTTTAAGGATACGAATGATAATGTTATGGTTGAAATTGAATCAATAGATTTCACTCTTTTCAAGAATTTAAATTTAGATATTGCATTGAAGTGTGGTTTTAATAGTGTTAATGATTTGAAACGTGATTTGGTGGAAAAGTCTCCTACATTGGATAATGCTAGTAGATTGTATATTTATAGTTTTTTTGTTGTTGGTGTTAGTGAAAAAGTAGGTGAAGAATAGTATGACTTCTTTAAAATTTTTATTTGATGAGGCTATGAAAAAGCAGAGAAGCGAACAAAGGTGTGCAGTGAATATTAATCGCAGGTCTAGTAATAAAACCGGGTTCAAATGGTTATGTCGAGTTGATCGTCTTAAAAGTTATCATTGGGTTTATCATCGAAGGATTAACGGGGAATATGTTTCTGTGTATGGTGCAGATTTGTTCCGTTTGTTTGATAAAGTTGTTGAGCGTGGTTATGATTGGATTGTGCTTGATGAAGAACGTGCAAGGCGTACTGTTGAAAGTGAGGGTTTGGATTGGAGTGAATTCCAAAAATATACCGGTATAAAATAAATAAGGAGTAATTAAAATGGATGTTACACGAATGGATTATGAAGCATGGGACGATGTAATACCCCGACCTAGATTTAAACAGATAGATCCATTTGAAGATGAGAAAGCAGAAACTTTAAAATAATTAGGAGTAGTACTTGAGGGTTATACTGTATGCTGAAAAATGAAACGAGTAATGAAATAGTTGATTTAATAAGTGCTATCGAAACTGCAAAGGAAGAGTTGAATGATGTAGAATATAAAGTTAAATTTTTACCAGGAATTATAAACAATCTGGAGAAGAAATTATTTAAGATTATACAAGAGAAAGGAGTGTAAAAATAATGTATGCTGTGAGTGAAATACAGGATGAAGTGAAATTCAAAAAAGAATATTACCCTTTAATTCGTGATGGTGTTAAAACTCAAACTTTAAGGTTAGCACGTAAACGATTAGATGTTCAGGAAGGAACTTTTGTGAAAGCGGTTTTTCCTGGTATCGATGAGGTGTTGTTAATTCGTATTACTAAAATTGGGTATAAACAATTTAAAAGCATTACTTTAGATGATGCTTTACGTGAAGGTTTTGAATCTGTATCTGATTTGAAGAATGAGTTGATTAAGATTTATCCTTTAATGAATAAGTTTGACAGGTTATATTATTATCAGTTTGAATTGGTGGGGTGATTATATAATGGATGTTGAAATGTTATTGTTAGTAATGTATTACAAGGGCAAGGGTTAAAGGAGATGACAAAATGACGAAAGGTAAATTAAAGCTGGCGATAAGATGACTGAAAAAATTCCTCTAGTGAACTACTATCAAAGAACAGAACCACAAAACTTTGAACTAAGAAACAAGTGCTATAACTTCTGTACAAACATTATGCTTAATGGGGATAAAGAAAAAGCATTCTATGAATCAGATATCTGTGACATATTGAATAGTCAAAACAAGCGTATAATGAAATTAGAAAAAGAAAGAAAAGATTTGAATAATACTATTGAATCATTACAAGCAGAATTATTTCAAATGCCCAGGTTAACTGATTTGGATATGAGAGTAGATAAAAAATTTTTGGATGATTGATAAATGATGATGCGCAGGGATAAAATAGACCCACTTGTTTTAAAAAAAATACGTAATCTCTTTTATGGGGATTATTATTATTATTCCAAGTATGATGTTAGAAACGCTTTCAAGCCTCAGGGATTTAATTGTAGAGATGAACCTGATGATGTATACAATGATATTAAACATCATCTTGAAACAACTACTTTCCATACTGAACTGGAAGTATGGCAGGAACTGGCTAGGATTTATAGAAATCACTTCACGTTCTTATCGTTTAATGAGTTTATAACTTTCATCAATAAGAAATATCAAATTGTACAGGAGAATCAGAATATCAATGTAAAGAAAAGGAGAGTAATCTAAATGAATTTGTTGGAAGATGAACTTGCGGAGTTGAATGTTACTATTGGTGCAGTTAAAAAATATTTGGAAAATAAGAATATGAGTTATGAAGATTGGCGGAATGCTCATAATTACCTGGATGGATTGAAAGCTCGCAGGGATAGATTATTGTCTGAGAAGTTTAGAGGTGGTATAGTATGATGAGTGTTGAAGAATTTCATAACTACTTGTCGATGGTTTGGTATGATTACAGGTGCTCTGATAAAGATATTGTTACTGATATAATTAAAGAGGATTAAGAAAATTACCAAGAGAATTAACTGTTTTAAAATTAAAAGATGGTGATTCTGAATGACAGAGAACAAACAATTCACTGTTAAGAAATGGTATAATGAAAGTGCTATCTATGAGGGGGATGATCTGTTTGCTATTGTTGATGTGAGGATACAAGCAAATAAAATTTGTGAGAGGTTGAATTTACTGTACGAAGAAAAAGAACAGTTAAAAAAAGAATTATTTGAAGCAAGGAAAGATTATCTAATTGAAACTGCAGACATTAGCGATAAACTATATTTAGAAGATGAAATTGAAGAAGAAAGAAAAGAAATTTTTGGTGATAATAATGACTAAACGATTAATATTAATCTTAACAATAATTACAATACTCCTATGTATTGGAACAGTAAATGCAGAACAAGTAACCATTAAAGTTGATAGTAAACACCTAATCGGAATGGGCAATGGTAATATTCCCTTTGATTATGATAACTGGATTAATGTTGTGTATGTTGTCAGTGAAAGAAACATGATTGGATATGATAATTATATTGTTCAAGAATATCCGGTTAGTATACAAGATTATTGTAAAATTAAGGTTGGGCAAAGAGTAACATTGGAAGTGCCAGATAGTAGAACAGAGGTTTGTAAAGTTGTTAAAATAGAATAAGGGGATACTGTAAACAAATAGGCGGAATTGATTATGACGAGGAAATCTGCAAAATACATAGGAAGACAATGCTTAAAACATTCTAATGAATTACAGCAGAAAGCAAAATGGCTAACTAAAAAGATTAGCAGGAAATTATATGATAACTCATATATGAGAGTATATGATAGTTATTATGATATGCAAGGATTGTATTTAGTTTTTGAAGCATTTGACGTAGTAACATTTCCACATAAACCTCCTGAAACAAGAATGGTTGATATATTAGGTATGAGTCATGAGGTAAGTGAAGCAGCAATGGTAGATCGTAGTGATTTAAAAGTAATATTGAACTCAACATGGAAAGGTAATGAATGTTTCATAATTCATATTCCGTTTAAAGCATATGAAGTTTATAACTTAATGTCAGATTTTCAGTTTAATATTCATGTGGATGTGGAATAAATGGAGTTTCAAAAAGTTAAATTAAGGAAAGATACAGATTATGTGTTCTGTTTTAAACGAGCAGAAGTTATTGAAGATGAACAATGCGATTATCATGAACAGAATCTTAAATGTGATAAAGTTGAAGATTATTTTGGTAGAACCCATCGTAGAAGTAAATACGCAGGGTATAGTATTCAGGGTGTTAGTGAACCAATTTTAAACGAATGTAAATATTGTTTAGAAGAAGAGAAGTATGTGGAATTGGCATTATCTAGTAAAGCTACCGGAGTTTATCAAGCTAAGCATGGTGAAAAGAAAACCCTATTATCTTTTTTTAGGAGGTATTAAAATATGGAAAAGAAATTAAATGCACAAGTATTATATGGTGGAACCCCAAGATGTGGGAAATCCATACGCCAATATCACTGTTTGAATTGTGATAAAAAAATGCCTTGTATTCAAGTGAATTTAATATCTGATACAGAGATTTGTTTAAAAGATGAGTGGGATGATGATTGAATGAAATGTTTAAAAAATTGTATATTTATGTTATACTCCCAAATTTATGATGACATACCTTGTAGATGTTATATATCAATGGAACCAGTGAGCATAGGTGAAACTTGTAAATATGAGAATAAAACGATTACAGAACTAAACATGGAAGCACATTATAAAAGAGGGATAAAAGATGACTGAAATAATAATCAAAGCCAATACAAGAACATTAACAAGACAATTAAATGAATTATTCGAGAATAATAAACTATCAGATAATCCTAACGAGGTTAAAGAATTTTTAAAAGAAAATCTTGATGTATGCACAGTAGGTTCCCCGGATAGTATACGTGTTTATCTTGAATTAAAAAAGGAGGTGTTTGAATGAATATAACCCTAAAAGTAACGGCTCCTGAAATACCTGAAGATTTTAATATAGAATCTCTTACTAATGAGGTTGCTTGGAAATTATTTAAAAAATTAGTTTCACGCAGGCCAGATTATCATGACACGTTAGGGTGGTTGCCACAATGATGGAGAAAACTAAATTGATTTTTAAAAATGATGTGATGGAAGGATATGTTCATTATATTAATTTCAAAAGAGATTTCAGTGGAGCATTAGAAGCTTTTAAGAAATATATCTTGCCTGTAGAGTTGAATATTGGTATTGATGCTAATAATGACTGGTTAATTTTACCTTTTAGTTATGATGTTGAAGAAGAGGATTATCTTGAAATATTAGAACATGAATGGAATGAAGTAACACACTTCTTAAAAGAAGAACATATTCAATTTGCTTATCCGACAATGTATGGTGATTGGAGTATGGTTATACCTATAGATGATTTTGTTGAATGGGTATTGAAGAAGTATGTACTTGAAGGAGTTGATAACATTGATAGAGAATAACAATTTCAAGATTCATAAAAAAGGAAGCAGCATATATCTTCGAAACAATGATGATGAGGAGATAGGTCCTTTTGCAATATATTATGAAGACACATTAAACGAAATCTTGGAAGTATTAAACACTAGTGAACTGAGAATATGTACATTATCAATATATAATGATAGGAAAGATGAAAAAATCAAAGAATTAACTGAAGAAAATCTTATCTTAAGAGGGCCTAAACATAGGCGATTTGGGAAACATACAATTGACAATTGGGAAGAATATATCATAGATAATTACACTGGTGAAACATACGGTCAAAACATTGATAAGCTATTATTATTGTTGAATACTTTGACTGATAAGTGGATTAATGATAAGTTGAAAGATACGGAGAAAATAATGAAAAGATATTATCGCACATATAATGAGGTGGATCCAACTTTTGGTGAGATTATCAGAGTAATATCAAAAGATTTAGGGGTGATTATAGAATGAGTATTGAATCAACAAACAAATTACTAAAAAAATATGAAAACAATAATTATGTTCCTGGAGAAAAAAGAACACGTGACCAGGAAAAGATACATAAGCAAAAGCAATTGAAACGTGAGAAACATGAATTGGTGGATGAGTTGTTGAATGAGACTAAAGTGTTACTTTTATCCAATCATGATAAAGAACATGTACATTATCTGGTTAATAAGTTTGATGATTTCAACAATCTTCACAGACAAGCAAGTAAAGAAGCCATTATCTTAGCATTTATTTTTTATGTTGCTAAAATAAACACTCCGAAAAGACAGTTAAAAGAATATAGTTTCACAGGTAAATATGGTTTGACTGAACCGGTATTTGAATTGATAATGTGTAGGCTAGTTCAACGTTTACTTGCTGAATCACCGATTATACCAAAAAACACGAAAAAATATGATAATGATATCCTATACAAAACAGGCATGAGATAAAAATCTGTACCGCCAGTAGTTCCCTATATTATTGTGTAGGAGATGAGATTCATTGAACATAAAATTATTAATACTGGTGAATCTACAGATGAATTGGACATTGACATCTTAGATGATCCAGACATTTGTCCAGAATGCAAAACACGAACTATCATTCTGGATGAAGAAAAATGTGAAGAATATTGTATAATATGCGGAACCATAACTCGTGCATCATCACGATATGTTGCAGGTAATAAGATTGATTTAGCCTACGGTTTAATCATAATCTAAAACCTAAACAAAGAGTTTAACAAAAATATATAGTTTCAATTTTAACCAAAAAATTACAATTATTGAATTAAAATTCATTTCCTAAAAAAAAGGGGAGTCATCTCCTACATTTCCCCCTCCTATTTTTTTTTATTTACTTACTTATCACTATTTTTTTTTAACCAAAATTTAACCCGGTGAAATATAAATGGTACAATCATATAAAAACAAATCAAAAACAACAAACGCAATAGTATTCATAGCAGGATTAATAACCTATTTAGGAAAAGACAATCTAACCCAACTGCTACCCCAGGAATATGTAAACTGGGCACCAATAATAGTTCTAATCGCAGGTTACATAGCAGTTCAAGTAACAGAAAATATACGTGTAGAAAAAGCAGAAGAGTTAGCAATAATAAACTATGAAGCTGAAAACACTTCAACAATAGACCCTGCTACAGAATATACAGATGCTGATCTCGTAGTGGGGGATTCATATGACCAACAATAATACTCACACATGCTGTCATGAAGAAAGACTAGCACACATCGAATCAGAAATAGCAGAAATGAATGTGCGCTTAGACACAAAAAAAGAAGACATACAACAAATACATGTCGAACGTGAAAGACAACAAAAATTACAAACAATATTAATTGAGAGAGTGACTAGAGTAACTGTCCTGTTGGAAGAGGGACAAAAACAAAGAGAAGCAAATAACGAGAAAATGGAAGATTTAGAAGATAAAATAGATGAAATGAAAACAGAACTAGCAAATTACAAGAATGATATGACTGATTTTGTGAGCAGTCAAAGAAGCTTCCGGAACACAATACTAGCATTGATACCTATCATCTCAATACTGGTATGTGTTGCATTACATTTCATAAAAGTATAATATTCGACTAAGGATAGGAGTTAACCAATATGAAAATAGAGTCAATATCCGTATCTAAATTAATAAGTCCGGAATGGAACCCGAGACAGATTACAGATACTGAAATGGAAAAACTAAAAACCAGCCTAACAGAATTCGGATATATAGAACCAATCATTGTTAATGATGTTAATATGCATGTAGTCGGTGGAAACCAAAGATTAACCGCATTAAAACAACTAGGATATACTGAAGTCGATTGTGTCTATGTAACAATTAAAGATATAGAAAAAGAAAAAGCATGTAACATCGCACTGAATAAAATCAGTGGAGAATGGGACATACCAAAATTAGAAGTTGTATTAGAAGACATACAACTATCAGATATAGATATTGAACTAACTGGTTTTGATGAATTAGAACTAAAAGAATTTGATTTAGAATCATCTAAAGCAGAAGAAGATAAAGAAGAAATAACTGTAACCGAAGATGATTATGAAATCCCTGATGATATTGAAACAAATATCCAACATGGAGATTTATTCAAACTAGGCAATCACTACCTACTATGTGGCGATTCCACCCTAGAAGAAGATATTAACACCCTCCTTGGGGGGGGGAAATAGACATGGTTTTCACTGATCCACCATGGAACGTAAACTACGGGGCAGTGACAAAAGATAATCCTCAAGGATATAAACCAAGAACAATATTAAATGATGCTATGAGCACAGATGAATTCAAATCATTCATGTTTAAAATATTTGAAAATATGAGTAATGTATCCAAAGATGGATGCCCAACATATATTGTTATGAGTGCTCAAGAATGGGGAAACTTCATGCTAGCATTACGTGATAACGGATACCACTGGAGCAGCACTATCATATGGAACAAGGACAGACTTGTCCTTTCAAGGAAGGATTACCATACAAAATATGAACCTATATTCTATGGATGGAAAGAAGGAGCACCTAGATTACATCCAGTTGAAGATAGAAAACAAAGTGATGTATGGGATATAGAAAGACCTCATGTTTCAGATGAACATCCAACAATGAAACCAATAGAACTAATCACTAGAGCCATCATTAACTCAAGCAATGCTAATGATAAGGTATTAGATTTATTCGGTGGTTCTGGAAGTACTTTGATAGCATGTGAACAAACTAAACGTAACTGTTACATGATGGAATTAGATCCCCATTATTGTCAAGTCATTATCAATCGTTGGGAAGAATTCACTGGGGAAAAAGCAATTAAAATTAATTAATTTTTCCCATTTTTCAAGTTTATAAAAAAAGGAAGGGTTATGATGGCTGGAAGAAAAACAAAGTTGACTGATGAATTAGCTAAGGAAATTTGTAATGATATCAAAGCAGGTGTTCCATTTAAACATGCTGCCATAAGCCATGGGATTGATGAATCTACTTTTTATAATTGGTATAATAAAGGTAAAGAAGCCAAGCGTAAAACAACGTTCCGTGATTTCTATGATAAAGTAGAAGAAGCTAAAAGTGTTGCTATTAATCTCCGTGCTAGAAGAATTTATAAAGCAGGTGAAACTTCCTGGCAAGCTGATGCATGGTGGCTTGAAAGAATGGATCCGGAGAACTTTGGTGTTAAAGAGAAAATGGAAGCTAAAGTAGAGCATAAAGGTTTAAGTGGATTGGCTGATGCAATTGAAAGAAGTAGAAAAAAATAACTTCTTCCAGTATGGAAAGTTCGGGGATATTGCATTAGATTTTTTTGATAATAGTGATGCCTGGATTAATGTTGCCACAGGTAGTGTGAGATCCGGTAAAACCATTGTCTGCAATGCAAGATGGTTAACTTTCTTGTCAAATTTTCAAGGTAAAGAATTTTTGATGAGCGGTAAAACATCAAAGTCATTACGTAGGAATGTGATTAGACCATTAATCCGAATGATGAACACTGATGATATCCCTTACGATTATAATGCTCATGAAGGAGAATTATGGATTGATGGAAACCTCTGCTATACCATGGGATTCAATGATGAAAAAGCAGTAGATGTTATAGCAGGTATGACAGTGACTGGATGGTATGGGGATGAAATAGCAAGATGCCCAAAATCTGCAGTAGACATGGCTGTTAGTAGATGCAGTGAATCGGGCAGTCAAATATTTTTAAATAGTAACCCAGATAGTCCATATCATTATTTTTTCACAGATTATATTAACAACGAAGAATTATTGAAAACAGGAACCCTTAAACATTGGAAATTTTTAATTGAAGATAATCCCAATCTTGACCCAGGATATGTTGAGCAATTAAAAAGAGTTTATAGTAAAAGTGATGTTTTCTATAAACGTAATATTCTTGGTGAATGGGTTATTGCTGAGGGTGTTATTTATGACAAGTTTGTTGAAGTAGAGAACACTTTCAGATACAGGCCTAAACTTCATGATATTAATATCTGCTGCGACTATGGGGTCAGCACAGTCACAACCTTCGGGGTAATGGGTATACAGAGAAATCCGGTTGAAGGTAATTCCTACTATCTTTTAGAAGAAACTTATTATGATGCTGAAGTGGTCGGTGTCACCCAATCTGATGAAGAAAGAGTGGATGACATTGTAACATTACAAAACAGATACAAGCTTAATAGTAACAATACATTATATCTTCCTCATGATGCAGCATCACTGAAGACTGCTTGTCAGAAAGACCCTAGAGTATTAATGCGGGTTGAAACTTACACCCCTGATGTTAATGAGGATATTGGAATAATACAAAGCCTAATAGCCAGCCGAAGATTTAAGATACATGTGAACTGTAAGAATAGTATCACTCAAGCTCAGACTTATAGTTGGGATAAAAAAGCCCAACAACGTGGAGAAGATAAACCACTAAAGCAAGATGATCACTGCCCAGACATGTGGCGTGGGGGAATATGTGGGCCAATGAAGAAAGCTAAGAAACAAATTTATCATGCACCTAGGAGAGTTAAATTATGAATTGGAGAAATAATAGGATAGTAAAAGGAATAATGAATTTACCAGCTATCCGTGAACCTAAAACATCTGAAGCAGACAAATTAAGGAGAAGTCACTTATGGGCATTACAGCCAAGAGTGAAAGATGTTGGTTTAAACATTGGAACTTACTTTGATGCTGGTGACATGCCCTGGGTAAGAGTCTGTAGAAGAGTTATTAAGAATCGTGTTATCTCCTTAGGTTATCAGGTTACCAATCCTGATGACTCCTTCAACCATCCTGCTTCTGTTAATTATCTAACTAATTTAATGAAAAATCCTATGGGTGTTAGAAGAGATGATTTCTTTGAAACCTATGTCAGCATGATGTGGGATAGCTTCCTGGTAACTGGTGACGGATTTGCAAGGGTACATTACAATGATGTCTTCGATGGAATACCTGAAGGCTTGGAATTCATTCCTTTTGAATGGATGATGTATGATTATGAAACTGATCAATGGGGTTTGAAATATAATAATACTCGTTTTGAAGATGATGAGATTATTCATTTTGCAGAGCCGGGCATCCGTGGGGAGAAATGGGGAACCAGCCTCATAGATTCACTGGCAAGATATCTTGCATTGCAAATCTACGGGTTAAAATATAATACTAGTATCTTTGAGAATAACGGTATTAACCCACGTGCAGTAATGAACTATGATATTAACATTGAGTATGATGATTTGTTACGTGAGATTGAAAGATTGGAAAAAGACCGCAAGGAAAACCCGGATGGTGTTTTGGTTGTTCAAGGTGCTGAGTATATTCAAACTCAAACAAGCAATAAGGATATGCAGTATGTTGAGTTAGAGCAACTTGTCAGAGACATTACCTTGAGTATTTATGGTGTTACTCCTGCTGAAGCTGGAATCATTGAATCCGGAAATCTCGGTGGTGGAACTGGACAGTCACAAAAAGAAACTGTGAAAGCTAATTTATCTGGATGGGTTAAACTTTTTGAAGGAGCTCACAATAAAGTGTTTGGCCGTTCTGGTTTTGAAGAGTTATTTGAATTTAATGAAATGGACCTTGAAGATAAAGAGAAAAGGGCTGTTATTGAAGATAAGCAGTTACGTAATGGATCCACTTTTGTAAATGAAGTAAGGGCCGGATACGGATTAGACCCTGTTGATTGGGGAAACACTCCATTAACTTATGGTGTGAACAATAATACTTTAAGAGATGTTTCTCTTGAAACTGATACAAGTAAACAGTTGCAAGCTTATCGTAAAGCATTGTTGTTGGAAAGGTTGAAGAAGGAGTATTAAGTTTATGATTTCTGCTAAGAGTAGGATTGAGACTAATAAGTTGTTGATGCATTGCATTGATTTTGATAAAGCATTGTTTGATGAGACAACATTATCTACATCAGAGGAAGAATATTTTGAATCTTTCATCGATGGTTTCAACAAACAAATTTCCTTATTCATTAAATGGTTAGAATCTGACGAAGCTAAAGAATTATTCCGTCAACATGGAGAATATAATGATATAGTATTCGACAGTATACGAGAAGACCTAGAAGAAATACTGCATGAAACCAACCTAACAGCAGAACAATTAATAGACCGCATCTATGATCTGGGCCTAGACAAAGGGTTCAGCGAGATACGAAGAACCAAATATTACAACGATGCAACAATGTATGGTTTAAAAGTATTGCAAGATTACAACTTCGAACTAATAACAACCTTACATGAAGACATCATAGAACATATACGAACACAAATCTTCTTAGGCATAGCCGAAGGAGAGGGAATGCCTGAAGTAGCAAAAAGAATAAGGAATGCTACTGGAGAATCCTTAACAGGTAAAACCCTAACTGCAAGACAAAGAGCTATGATGATAGCACGTACAGAAACAGCACGTGCAATGACTCAGGGAAGACTACAATCTTATGCCAACTATGGTGTAACCAAAATCAAAATATTAACTGCTGAAGATGCTAATGTTTGCCCAATATGCCTTGAAGCAGCATATATCTTTAATGGCGAAATGAGTATGGATAATGTTGCAGGTGAAAAAATATGGGATATCACTGATGCAGATAAGCTTGTTCCATTCCATCCAAACTGCAGATGCTCTGTGATGGCTTACATTGAACATGTGTTAGGACCTAATCCTGTTAGTGATGCGGTGCAGATTAATCTTGTACCTGCATAAAAATATTTTTTTTATATTATATTCTTTTATCTTAATGGTGGGAAATCTTGGCAAGGTTCGATTCCTTGTCCCACCACAAAAAAAATTAAATGAGCCGTTTTTCTGCGAATAAAAAAAAGAATAAAAAACGTTTTAAGAATGGTGTCTAAAACTATTGTTCTTTTTTTTTAGCTACTAAAACGAAACCTATTTTACCTAACTTTTAGTTCTTCCCCCAGAGTAAACTGGGTTACCAAATCCTTTCTACATCAGGTAACTTCCTATCAAATATGTCAAATGGTTTTTCCTCTATTTTTTTTGAAACACGGGAAAATGTGACTATCTGAGAGAGGGGGAAATTTGATTGGTTAATAATTCTAATAATCTGTAAAAAAAATAGCATATCTTTGCATTTTCGGTTTTTTTTATCACTAATAAGTAATATCATGAATTCTTTATTTACCAGTTTTCTTTTTTTTACAATTAGAATTGAACCATTATTAACTTTTTCCCTCTCTTATACCTCTTTTATTAATTCGTAAAATATATGTGGGATTGCTACTTATTAATCAAAAGAATTTTAAGGGTTTAAATCCCTAATCCCACTCTCAAATAAATTATTGTAGTTGAAATATTATGACAGTAAAAATCAAAGAAGATAAGATGCTATTTAAATGGTATGCTCCATCAGAACAGAAATCATATGATTTAAATGACGATGGAACATTAACAATTGAAGGCGTTGCATCTACAACAAATAGAGACCTAGAAGGAGATGTTATCCTCCAGTCTGCAATTGATTCGATGAAGATTCAGCTAACTACAAGTCATAAAAATCTTCATGGTGATCACAGGTATAGTCTCTTCAAAGGAATCCTTGGAGCTATTACCAAAGTTGTAGATTCAGATGATAATATCTTGAAAATCCGAGCTACCATATTATCCAAGTATGCAGCTTTTGTAAAAGAGATGTTGAATATTGGTGTGCAGCTAGGATTATCTATAGGTGGTAGAATTAAAGACTATGACCAAACCAATGATGGGTGGGAGATAAAGGACATTGACCTTTTTGAAATTAGTCTTACAGGCATGCCTGCAAATTATGATACATTTGGAACAGTAACCGCTACTAAGAATAGTGATGTTGTTGAGGCTAAATGTTTAGCTGGTGCATGTCATTTAATAAGAAAAAACATGGAGGCAAATAAAATGCCAGAAGATGGAAATTCTCAAAACAATTCTCAAAACAATAACAACCCTGTTTCTAGAGAAGAAATTGAAAGTATCTGTAAAGATTACATGGATGCATATCTTGCAGAGAACAAAGAAGAAATTCAAAATGCTGTGCTTGAAGCATGTAAAGCAGAAATTGAAAGAGTAGTTGATGAAAAAATCAAAGAGTTAACTGAGCCACAACCTCCAGCAAACAATAACAATGAAGGCGAAGCTCAGGGAGAAAAATCTTTTGCTGAAGAATTATCTGCATTAAAAGAAGAACTCTTAGATGAAATCAACAAAAACAAATTCACTGAAGAAGATTTACAAAAAGGACTTGCAGATTACGTCAACAAAGAAAGAGATCCTACTCCAACACCAGCACCACAAAACAATGATGAAGATGGTGCAGGTCAAGGTGAAGCTAAAAAGACTTTCACTGCTGAAGAAATCTACAAAAACATTGAAGCTAATAAAAAATCCTCTGGATTACTTTCCAGATTAGGAGCACAATAAGGAGGAATATTCTATGTCTGAAGGAGAAATGACATTAAAAGATTTACAATCCCAATACATGGATTTAAACACTGGTATGCAAGAATTGCAAAAAGCAATGCAAACCACCGTAAACGCAAATGCAGTAATGCCTGTTGAATGGGACCCAGAACTCAAGAAAAGAGTTGCATTACAAACTCCATACTTAGAGTTCTTGAAAGCACAAGGTCGTGTAAAATCAACTGACAAAGTTAAAGTTGGATACAAAATCAAAACCAACAAAACCAGAACTAACTTCATGTTAGAAGATGATGAGATTGTATCCTACACTCCATCTGACTTTGATAAAAGAATGGCTTACATGAAAATACTCCATTACAATATTAACATTGGGGATATTGCAGAAAAAGCAGCTGAATTCGATTTATTCAAAGATGACTTAGAAGATGGTTTAATCGATATGGCTAACACTTTAGATTACACTTTACTTGAAGGTTCAGGTGAAGATGACGCTAAAGATTTCAAAGGTTTATTCAACACCATCAGCACTAACACTTTCAATCTTGGAGATAACTTATTAACCAAAGATGATATTGTTTCACTTGTTGAAGCAATCATTGAAGAAAATGGTTATCCTACTGGTCTTGTATGTACTCCTGAAGCAGCAAATCAAATCAATGATATCTACTTCCCAGGAACAATGAAACCATTAGAATATGAAATCGTTGGTGGTTACAAAGTAACCGGTATCTACACTGCAGCAGGAAACATCATCCCTGTTATTGTTGACAGACACATTGACAATACTCACGGAGAAAAAATCGCTATTGTTGATACTTCCAGTATCAATGTTAAAGAATTCCAAGCCCCAACTGTTGTACCATTTGCTAAAACCAAATTAGCTACCAGCCAATCTATCATACAAGTCATCACTGCTTACAATGATGCTGAACACAAAAACGGTATGATTACTGGTATTGCAAGAGATGAAGACAGAAAAACCAAAACTAAACTTGGTAACATCAGCTTTAACATTATCGGTACTGATGGTAAACCAGTCGCTGGGGCTAAAGTTTCATTCACTGATGATGATAACAATGTCTTCAAATCTGGATCAAGTAACAACAGAGGATTATGTGAAATGACTCAAGTACCATACGGTACCTATGAAGTTGATTATGACACTGTCCCTACTGGTTACACTAAAATCAGTGTTGCAGATTATGAAGTAGCTGCCGCTGAATCCAGAGTCAGCTTAATACTTACTAAAAACTAAACACAGTTTAGCTTAAAGGAGGTTTAATATTTATGCCTATTGAATTACCTCCTTTCTCTAAAATTTACAAACAAAGAGAAGGAGCAGATAAATTTTTCTATGATAAACTAGCTGAGATAGTTGAAGTGGTTAATGCTTTAACTGCAGCTGAAAAAGGTAAAGTTAACATTTCAGTTAAAGATGATAACGAAGATGCAGTCGAAGGTGCTACTGTAACTTTGACTAGTGGTAGTGCTGTTATCACTTCTGGTGAAACGGGTAGTGCCGGTGGAGCATCAATCAGCAATGTTGATTATGGTGTTTACGCTGTTACTGTTACTGCACCTGAAGGATACACTGCACTTGTATCTTATGATGATCTTACGGTAAATGCTGAAAATGTAAGTTTAAATGTAACTGTGAATAAGAATGCTGCTGCTCCTGTTCAAGATAATGACAATCAAGGTCAATCATAAGAACAGGCCAGTATAACTTATTTCTTTTTTTGGGAGTTCTGATTAAAATGCAAAACATAGACATTGATATTGAATTTGTAAAATCATTTTTAACTTCCAAAGGTATTTCTGTAGAATCTTATTCCGATGAAGATTTATTAAATCTCATAGAATTACAGTTAATGACGATACAATCAGAAACTGGATTGAACCTTTCACCTGTACCTTACACAGACATTGAATTAAATTTCAATTTTGATAGTCTTGATTATAACATCAAGCATTATCCTGTTGAAGAGGTTTCTAAAGTGGAAGTTGATAATATAGAGATTTGTCCTACAGATTATATTCTTGATAATGAGAATGGTCGGTTAAGATTCTTAAAGAAATTAGACGAAGGAGAAGCATTAATTGTCAAGTACACAAGTAAAGAATCTGATAGTTTCATCAATTCTAAAGTATTACCTTTAGCTTATGATATGCTTTTTTATACATTAGATACATCTCCATCAAAGAATGCATCCAGCATCAAAGAGAATAATGTGTCTATTAATTTTGATACCAGTAATTCTTTTGTTGCAATCATCAATCAACGTCTCAATGATTTGAAAACAAGTAGAAGAAAACCACTTACAAGGATGTTGTAATCATGTTTCCTTTTTTCCCAAATGCCAGTATACAATTATATTGTTATAATGAGCAGGAAGAAGAAGATTTCTTTGGAGAAAAACATGACTTCCGTTGTAAAGGTGAATATCCTGCAGATGTTCAACCCTTATCTCCAGAATCATCTCAAAGAGAGTTTGGTAAAATACTGCAAGATACTTTTAAAGTTTTACTAAACATTGAGGTTCCTGTTGAAGACACTGACCTGATAAAAATACCTGATGAAGGTACTTTTGAAATAATAGGATCTGTTGAAACGTGGAATCATGGTTTGATTAATCATAAAGAAATCACTATCAAAAAGCATCGTAAAGAGGTGATTAACTATGAGCATGACAATCAAGATTGATTTCAGTGACCACTTCCATAAAGTGGTTGGTGCAGACATTGAAAAGGTAGCTGACAAAGCTTTGCAAAGAACTATCGTTGAAGGAGAAAGTATCTGTCAGAGAGAAGCACCAATAAAAACTGGAAATCTACGCCGAGGTATTGGAACATCTCATCCTGGTATAGCTCATGTTTGCTTAACATGCAACGCTAAGTACTGGCGTGTGCTGCAATATGGGTCAGCTCCTCATGTCATAACAGGAAATCCATTAGCCTGGAAAGATGATGACGGAGTGCATTTCGCAACAAAAGTTAATCACCCAGGTACAAAGGCGAATCCATTCGTTACACGTACCGCAAAAAGAATTGTTGGAGATAATCTTATTCAAATGAATATCAATGATGTGCTTGTTCAAGAAGGAATAATAAGGTGAAAATCATGTATCCTATGGTGAAAGCATTTTGGGAAATACTCAAAGGCAAAATCATCTACAATGATAAACCTGTTCCTATTGTGAAAAGATTAAAATCAAGGGATAAAACCCCTTGCATCACAATTGAACAAGCTTCAGATATGCAAGTGGATAGGGATTATCGAACAGATTCTACTCAAAGAATTGTATTTGAAAATAATGCTGAAATATGGATTAATATCTGGTGTGACACTGAAGAAGAAAGACACACCATATTAAGCCAGATAAGATTACTGTTTTTCAATGCTTTGGGGAATCATTACTCGTTATGTTCTCATTATGATGATGGGACATGTACTTTTTTAGATGAGGAATGTGGAGCATTAACTGTTAGTAATGGCCGTACTGCTAAGAGTCAATGCCCTTATCCAAAAGAGAATGATTACACTAGTTGGTTTAGTGAACATGAAATTGTTAAAAATACTTTCAGATTATCAGGAATATCTGAAATGGATGAATTAGATGTTGCTGAACCAATATTGAGAACACTAATCAAGTTTGATTTGAATTACATTACTGTACATGAACTCGGCGGACATGTGCTTGATGATATAACATTTGAAGATGATTTAGTATGACAAAGAAAAAAGAAGAACCAGCACCAAAAGCGGATGCTGGTAAAAAAAGAATACTCTATGAGTTAGTAGCTGAATCTCCATTACGTGAATATATCATAGTTGGAGCATTAGCAAAAGCAGGTTTATTACCTCAATTTGAACAAGAAAAAAAGGATTATGGTTTCCAAGATTTGAAACCATCATTAACCCAAAAAGAGTTTGATAAAATCGTATCAGACTTTTTAGGAAACTAATAAGAAAAAAATAACTTTTTAGATGGTGATAATTATGACAATTGAACAAACACCAAATATTACGTATACTGAAACTGACCAAAATCCAAAGATGAACGGGTCAGGTGCTGTAATCCCCTTAATAATCGGGCAGACCGGGAACACAGTAGAACCAGCTAACATTACTATAAAAAAATATAAAAGCTTAACTCAAATTGGTGCTAGTGTTGCGAACGGTGGAATTGGAAATGCGGATGGTAATATGTCTTACCAGTTCTTCAAAAAATTCTTAAAGGAAACCAAAAAAGTCTACAGTGATGACCTAGGTTTACCTTATGTTTACTTTATTGATATGGGTAGTATTGCATTCACTAATGGTGAAGCATGGGCTAAAGCATTCAACTTAGCAATGACCCAAAGAGATATTGGTAAAATCGCATTAGTAGGATTTAAAAAAGCAGATACAACTGCTGCAATAACTGCTGCAGAGATAGCTACTATTGTAGGAATTGTTTCTTCTTGTAATAGTATTATTATTGAAGATTCCAAAAAAGGTTCACCTAAAAGGTTAATGTTCACTGTTGAAGATGCAACAGATGCAGATATGATGAAAATCACTGATGACACTAGTGCAACATACATCCAAAAAAGTAGAGTTGTACCATGTGTACCAGAGTTCTATCCAGAAATGGTTGCAAGATACTGCTTAACACCTTATGATGAAGAGCCAGGATTTTTCGATTTCAGAAGTATATCTGCAGATGAAGTCACAGTAAGAACTGAAGACATGGAACAAGACTTGCAAAATGCAGGTATAAACTTTGTAAGAAACGAAATGGAAGGTAGCATTCCACATGCAAAAATCTGTCTTGGAGTATCTTCTGCAATGGCAGCAGACATCAGACCAAACGATGTTTTACCTCACTTCAGAAGAAATGTGGATCACCTTATCAATCGTATTATTATCGCAGCTTATCCTTACTTGAAACGTAAAGAATTAAAATCTTCATTGGAAACTTTCCAAACTGATATTGATAATATCGTAGCAGAAGAAATTGAAGATGGAGCTATGCAAGAAGGTACAGAAATCACTGCTGTTGAATCTGATATTAACCCATACCAGGTGTTAGTCAAAGGTAATTCAAAACCTGTCAACTCCACCCTTTATATTGGTGTTGAGATGTATATTTCTGAACCTAACATTCTCGCAGTACCTACAAACAGCTAAAAAAAAGAATAAAAAAATATTTTAAGGATGTGATGAAATGACTGACCAATCTGTTAAATTCATTGAAAAATCATATGATTTAGCAATATTAAAAATGAACGATAAACTCGTGCCTGGTTCCATTAAGTTTTCTGGTAAAAAGAAAAAAGAAAGAATCAAAGCGGATAACGCAAGGCATGGTATCGGATGGAAAACTAGCGATGAAGAATACTCTGGGGAATTATCTGACATCCCACTTAAATACTGGGATGATGTCATGGAAATGTATGACGCTTTAGATGATGATCCATTAGGGTTAAACATTGCTGTTTACAACATCGTTAACGATGGGGATTATGAAGAAATGGGTGTATTAAGATACGCTACTATTGGTGATTTTGATACTACTCCAACTGACGGTACATTTGGTATTAAATTTGAAGCTTTAGTGTTCAAACACTAAATATATTTCTTCAAATTATTTTTTTTGTTTTTTTTTTTATACAAGATTATTTTTTTTCAAGGCATTAGGAGTTATTTTTTATGGCAAAGAAAGAAGTTACAACAGAAGAAAGAGAGTTCATCGACAAACATTTATTGAATACACAATATCTCACTGAATGTAAACAATTACCTTTAGATATACTTGAAGATGATGAGATAGTTGTTGTTGAAAAATGTTTAAACCAGGAAGACTTAACAGAAGAAGAATTAAATTATCTAAAAGAAGTTCTCTATAAATACAGAGAAGCAATGAAAAAATTAGACGTGGCTAACACAGAAGAAAATGTGAAAACAGTAAGAAAACATATCAAATCAGAAAAAGAACTATTATCTTTACTCGATGAATTAGAAGAGAATTATACTCTTAAAATGATATATCGTTTGAAGAATGGTGAAGAGGTCATACTTGACTTAATCGTGAAACCATTAACAGACAGTCAAGCAATATCAGAAATGCAAGCTCATGCTAACCTTTTCAAAGAATTAACTACTAATGAACGTGTGGTCTGGTCAAAAGTAATGCAAGGACAAACAGTATACACGGAAGAAGAAAAGAAACTTGCTGAACATATCGCAGAAAAATATGAAGAGCAAGAATACGATATGGAACATAAAGTTGCAGGAATGAGAGAATTCCTTGCAAGACAAGTAGAATTTGAAAACACTTCTTTCAACACTTACAAACAAAAATTAAAGTTCTGGAATAGAATAGAAGTGGCCACAGTAGCTGACTTATATAATAAAGTCAGACAAATGCTCCATATCGATGAAGAGAAAATGGAAGACTTATTTCTTGATGAGTGATTCATTCATGGGGGAAGTTTACTTCAGAGTATCTCAACATCTAGGTATTGTAATGAGTGAAGTAATAAGAAAGAAATTTCATCCGGATATGATGTTGTTGATCCATAAATATAGCAACATTGTCAGGCATGAATATGAAGAATATCAAAAGATTCAGAAAGAATTGGATAAACAAAAATTTAGATAATGTGATAGTATGGCTACTTTAGATGACATAATGCTTAGTATTGAAGCAAAAGATAGTGCAAGTAATGTTTTTAAGAATGTAGGGTCAAATGCACAGAGCATGGCATCTACCATTACTAATGCAATCAATAGTGCTAATACTGGTTTTATGAATTTAAGTAATGTCAGTAATAATCTAGTCACTTCATTAAGTAATGGTAAGACTGCAGCTCAATTGTTATTTGATACAACAAGTAAAGCTGAGACAAACAGTGTACTTGTTAATATGATGAGTGATTCCTCTGATGCTGCTGCTAGATTAAATCAACATATTGATGATGTAACTAACACTAGTCTTGTTAGTATGCAGAATTTGATTCCTGCAATGAATGCATTCAAAACAGCAACAGGTGCAACTGATGAGCAAATATATAATGCTACTGATGGTATTGCTGCTTTTGGTGCAAAAGTATTAGCTCAAACAGATAGTGTTGAATTATCAGAACAAGCAATGATGGACTTATCTAAAGGTATCAAAGGTGCATGTGCATCACTTGACCAATATGGTATCACAACAGATGCACTTAAAAGGACAGGATTGTGGAATGGTGAAGAAAATGACATTCAAGGTTATATTGCTGCAGTCCAACAATTAACTGGAGATACATCTGCATTAATGGAAACCAACGAAGGTTTGGATGCAAGACTTGGAAAAGCATTTTCATCAGCAGGTAAAAAGATAGGAAACGAATTCTTGCCTCAAATCAAAGATGTGAAAAAAGCATTTTTGGAGTTGAATTCATCTACTGGTGGGGATTTGGCTGCAGGTATTATTGTAGCTGCTCAAGGGATTGACATGTTCAGTCAAGGAATGACTGTAGTAGCACAGACCAGTCAAGGTATACATGGAATTGTAGACGCATTCCATGCAACCACAGATGCTATAAGTATAGCTACTGATTGGTTGAATAAGTTCCGTGCAGCAGAAGAAGCAGCGGCTACTGTTCAATATGCTGGTGCAATTGGACCAGCAGCTCCAACAACAGATATATCTGATTTATTATATGGTGCTCAAGAAATAACTCCTGAAATAGAACAGGCTGCAATGCATGGTTCAGGATTTGGGTATCATGGAGATGATGTTCTAGAAGAAATTGAAAAATATGCTGATAATGCTAAAGTCACAGAAAAACAAGGAGTTACATTATTAGAAGAAGCTTCAGAATCTAATAAATTACTTAATGCAAAAAAATTAGAAGCTATTTCTGAATGGGAGTCTATGGTGAAAGAAACTAATTCTGCGGCTGAAGTCTTGGATGATATTGGTGATGTGAAAAATTTAAGTAAAGTTACTAAAACAACAGAGGAAGTTGTTGATGATGCTACAAAAATGGGTGGTGTTGGTTCCAAAGCAGCATCTGCAGGTGCTGGAATGCAAGCTAGTTCGGGTGGTTTATCTGCAATAAGTGCTGGAGCATCATCAATGCTTGTTCCATTATTAAGTATTGCTGTAGTAATAGCAGTTATGATTCCTGTTGTAACAGCATTAGCTGCTGAAGCATTGCTATGTGTGAAAGGAATTCAAATGCTGGTTGATGCCCTAGACTTTGGAGGTATTGATATCAACGATGACCTAGAAGGTATCAAAAAGATAGGTGAACTTCTTCTGAATTTAGGAATAGTAATGGCTGAAATGACTTTCACTGCAGTAGTAACTGGAATGTATAATTTTGTCAGTGGATTATTCTTAGTGGTTAATCCAATTCAAGTAGCAGTCGATCAAATCAAAACTGTTGTTCCTATTATCAATCAATTAGGCCAAGTTGAAGATATTAATGACTCAATTCCAGGAAAACTTGAAAAACTAGGTAAAAGTTTACAATCTATTTCTACCGCAACAAATGCAATGACTTCTACTAGTGTTACTGTTGGTTGGGGTAATTTTGTTGCATGGGTATTTAATTTTGGAAGTAGTGTTGATGCAATTGCTCAAGCTAAAAATGATTTGGTGAAAGCAGCAGATCAAATTAATCAGTTAAAAGATTTACCAGAAATAGATTCTGGTGTTGCATCTAAACTTGAATCTGTTGGTAAATCCTTGAAAGGTGTTAGTGATTCATTCAATGCTTTACGCAGTATTCGTGATAATGTAAATTGGGATGCTGGAATAGGTCAAATATTCAAAGGTGTGGATATTGGAACTGCATTAAGTCAGGTGAAAGCAGATATTACTAATGCAGCTAATGCATTGAAAGACTTTGGGAACTTGCCGGATATACCTCAAGAGATAGGTGGTAAATTATCTAAAATTGGGGACTCTTTAAAAGGTGTATCTGATTCACTAAATGCATTACGTAGTATGAGAGACAATATGAACTGGGATAATGCAATGGGCCAAATATTCAAAGGTGGGGATATTGCTACTACATTAACAAATGTAAGAAATGACCTTACGAAAGCAGCTAATATTCTCAATACTTTTAATGGTATTCCTGATGTTCAGGATGGTATTGCTACAAAAGTTACACGTGTAGCAGATGCAACTAAAGTTGTGGGTAATGCTATTAATGCTATGATTGGGGCTAATATTCCTGATGTTGCTATTTTGAATATGTTACCTACAAGAATTAGTGCTGCTAAAGATGTTATCTCAAAAACAGCAACTCAGTTAAATACTCTTATTAGTATACAGGAAATTCAACCAGGTACTGCTACAAAAGTTACACGTGTAGCAGATGCAACAAAGGTTGTTGGAAATGCAATTCATGTTATGCAAGGTGCCAATATTCCTGATGCAGGTATTATTTCAACATTACCTGCAAAGATTAGTGCTGCTAAAAGTGTAGTTCAAAAAACAGCAACAGAATTAGTAGGATTACAAAACATTCAACAAATACCTGATGGGTTATACACCAAAGTTTCACGTGTAGGTACTTCAGCTAGAAATGTAGGAACTGCTGTTTCTGCAATCAGATCAATACCTCAAGTAAACCCTGGTGTATCTAATCAAATTAAAAATGCTGTTACTGCAGTAAAGAAAACAGCCACAGAACTGAATAAATTATCCGGTGCTAATGTTAATGATGTTGGTGGGATATTATCAAGTGTTAGAAATGCATTGAATCAATTACGCTCAACATTAGCTAGTATGGGTGGAAGCTTCCAAGCTTCAGCTCAAGGAATTGGTGCTGGAATTAAAGCAGGTGTTGTATCTGGTATGAGTGGATTGCCTGGGGAAGTTAATGCTCAAGCTTCAGCTGCGATGAGTGCTTTCCAGGGTACTATGACTAGTGGTGCATCAGCCGCAGGTAATAGTGCAAGAGGTGCGTTCCAAGGTAGTTTCAAATTAGCAGATATTGCAAGTGCTGAAATGAATTATGCTGTTCAAGCAGTGAACAATGGTGCAGGTGCATTAGCAGATGCATGTAGAAGAGCAGCTGAACAAGCAGTTCAAGCAGCAAAAGATGGTGCGGACAGTAACTCTCCTGGTGCAATTGCTCGTATGTGGGGTAAAGAGATTGGAGAATACTCCGTGCAGAAAGTATTAGAAGGTGCATCATTACTCGTAAATACAGTAAGAAATACTTCAAGAAGAGTTGTTAACGCATGGGGAACACCAACCCTAGGAGTGAATACCAATATTGGAATGTTAAACAACATACCAACGATAGGTGAAATGCGAAACCTTGCAGGTCTCGGCAGAATAATGCCCCAAATGCAAAGCAGTAACAAGACTATTATCTTTGACATTAAGCCTGGAGCATTTAAACTGGATGCACGTAACATGACTCAAACTGAATGTGCTAAAATCGTAACGCTTGGATTGGAAAACATAACTCAGGTTCGAGACGTTAACCTTAAAGGAGAGTAATAAACATGGTTGATATGAATAAAAATATCATCCCTGATAGTGTGCATAACCTTGAAATAGAAGGAATGCCTTTTTATTATGATGATTGGGATATAAACGAAGCCACACCTAGAAGAGAGCTAAATGAAACACAAATCTCATTAGGTGTGCCTTTCGTATCAAGAGGTAAATATGTTGCACGTGAGGGAACATTTTACGCTACAGTTGATATTGAAGCTAATCATCCTGACGAATATTATAAGATTTTCACAATATTCAACAACAAGATCTGTGAAGTATACTGTCCATTGTTAGGTGGTATCTTTGATGCTACGGTTCAGATTAAACCGCAAAAAGATACTCCTACCACTTTGAGAGTTCAGATTTGGATTAAAGAAGTAATAACAAACGGAAAATCAAATATTCCTGGGGAAAAATCATTAGAAAATTTAGATACAACTGTTGTGAAAAATATGGGGTAGATTATTATGGTTGCTGCTTATGCTAATCCACGTTATCTTCTTGAAGTGTATAAAACAGATGAAGAGAACTTTGAACCATATGAACCAATGACTTCACATGATGATGAGAAGAAAAAAGAAGATGCTCTTGATAAATTAAACAAGAAAAAAGAAGAAGATGAAGAAGAGGAAGTTGAAGAAAACGATGAAGGATTCACATTACATCAAGGAGAAATCTTAGAAATTTATTATTATTCTAATTTACACAGCATGGGTTGGGATCATGATTATGAAGAAATGGCCAACAATGGATCATGTGAAATACCTTACCATGAAACCAAACTAGAACAATGTTATCTTGGAGTAAGATTATGTTTACGTGTAGATTGGGAAGAAGATAATGAAAAAAGAGTATTGAAAGAATTACCAGAAGCAATACTTGGATTCATTACAGAAGAAAGGTTCAGTAATGGATTAACAGAACTTACTCTTTCTGGAATGGATAAGCTAATGGACAAGGAATATAAATTTGAGTTTACTCAAATGAAACGTTCTGAAATCATTATTGAAATGATTAAAACTGCAGGTTTAATCCCAGAGGTAGATCCAACAGGACTTCAAGATGATGTTATTGATTACACTAACATCTCCAGTAGTGGGGATGATGATAGTAGTGGTGTTGGTGGAGAATATGCTTCTATTAATGACTTTGTGAAAAAAGCAATCAAAGGAAAGAAAGGTTCAAGAGCCAAAGCAGAAGCTATTCATAATTCTTTGAAAGAAATAATCAGATATGGTGATTATTCCTGCAGTCATTATCCTCATGACCCTGAAGCTTGTCTGAAGAATGCGGGTTCTTTGAACTGTGCAGATACTAGTTGTTTAACTCGTGCTTGTTTTAGTGCTGCTAAATTAACTGCAAGAGTTGTTCATGGTCCAAATCATTTTTGGACAGAAGTTCAATTAGATGGACAATGGGTTGCATCAGATTTAACTGGATGTACTGGCTGCCCATCTCGTAGAGGTCTTGATGAAATTTACAACAATTACAGTAAAGATTCTGTGTGTGGAGATTTTCCTTCATGTTAAGTGTGGTGTTATAAAAATGTCTACGTATTATGTTTGTTCAGATAATATTGATGGTAGAGAGCAATCAAGAATAAATGCTCTCTGCGATGCACTTAAGAAGAAAGGACATGAAGCAATCAATGGTGGGGTTGGACCGAACACTATACAAAGTCATGGTCAATCTGGTAGTTCAAGTGGCCAGATTGGAGTATTCATTTGTGGTGGGGTGGATATACAGGTGTTCTGGGACTTTGTCCAAGGTATCGGTTCATATTATCACTACAAAAGATTTATTTATGTTTATGCGAGTGATACTGCTACAAGTGATAAATGGCTCACATGTAATGGTGCTAAAAACACGCCAACGGTTCAGGCTCATGACGATAATTATTCTGGTGGCCGTGGAGATGCAATTGGAAAAACTGTTCATCAATATTGCTCTGAACACAAAGACAAGATATGGTATGCTTGCGGAAAACTTGGATGTAGTTTTGATGAAGTTATACAAAACTTCTTAGCAGGTATAGGTGCTGGTGATGATAAAGGTGATTCTTCAGCATCCACAATAAAAGAGGCAATCAAAGAAGTAGCTAGTTTCTGGGATGGGGAAGTAGAAATCAAAGTAGAGCAAGATAAAGTCAAACTACGCAAAATCCCAGACCCTGAATCAGATCACTTAGAAGAAAGTATTATTGAAGGAACAAACGTTCATCTAAATAGTATTAGTATTCAAGATTATCATCCAGATACAATTAATATACTTACTGTTCACTGGGAAGGTGGAGAAGACATTGTATTACGTGATGAAGCATTAATCGCAAGATTTGGTGAGAAAAAGAAAGAGGCTGATGCGGTTAAAAGAGTTGTTTCAGAAGGTAATGATGATAATGCTTCAACATCATCAACAACATCAACAACAGTAGCAGATACATCAACAACTACAGATACTACAGATACCTCAGAAGATACAGGTTCAGTATCTTCTACTTCCTATGAAGAAGTTCCAGTAACAACTTATGAAGAAGCAATTGCTTTTGCTAATGTAGAATGGGCAAAGATACGAAGAGATAATGGTCATGAAATAGAGTTAAGATGCATTGGAAATCTGAATTACAAACATAGGTGGGTTAAAGTAAAATTATATTCCTATCCTGTCGACATGTGGATGTATATCAAAGCAGTTAACCATGAAATTAGTGAAAATGGTGAATTCAATACTAATATTACATTAGTTGATTATCCACCATCTTTAGGAGAATGGAACGAAAATGATTCGGATGAAGAAACAGAAGAAGATGCTGAAACTACTGCTGAAGAGGTGGAAACATGAGAACTACTGATAGTATGACACTAACTAATGGCAGGCAATATACTCCGTTAAAAGTTTTAGTGAATCAAATCATTGATGAGAGAGAAATAGAAAAAACCATCAATAAAACTGTGGATGCTTCTAAAATAAGAACAGGTGTTTTGAAAAAATATTATCCTTATGTGGATAAAGCCGAAGTGCAATTAGATAATGTTACTAAACCTGTTGTTTGTAGGATAGCTCATAATTTTGCAGGAAGTCTTGTTGACTTTTTTACTCCGCAAGGAATGAGAGGTTTTTGCGAAAATCTAAAAGAAGTTTGTTTTTTTCCCCGTGCAGAGTTGCATGTTTTTGTTGCAGATATTTCTAATGAAGATGCAAAAGAAATGCTAATGTTAGGTTATTATTTTCCAAAGGATATTGTGGGTATTAAACCAGCTAGGCCAGGTTATTTGAAAATAACTGACATTGGAGCCACTAACCAATGGGGCGTAGAAATAGGTCAAGGTGAAGTAAATATTAGAACGAATAGTGGAACACATTTCACTGAAGGAGAATATCATACAGATGATACAGATGTAGAATATGCAAATTCAGAGAAAGTATACACTAAACAAGAGATGGATGATAAACTAAATAATCCAACTTATTTATTAGACCTTACTCAGGATTATAAACAAACAGATGTTGATGCTGTATATACTTTGTTCAGGGGTGATTGTTGGACAATCAACAATAATTTTGAATCAAGTGCTTCAATTACAAGCCAATCATCAACAGATTTTAAAGTTACAGGAACGTTCCGTACAATAAATGATTTGGTAGGGATTTATTGGAATTCCAAGGACATGATAGACCATCCTTACATTAGTTATGGTGAACGCAGTAACTATACAAATGTAGCATTGGATTTTGATTATGAAATGACGGGTGCTATGGATTTTTCTAATAATGTAATCAGTATTACGATTGAAACTAATGCTGGTGAAACTTACTATGTGACAATGAACCGTTTTATAAATGATGGGCATTTCCATCTTGATTTTAACCACCTCACATTGCTTCCAGGAAATACTTATATTAATGCTGCTGGTGAACCTGTAACTGTTAGTGAGGAAACTCCAGTTCCTGTAAACAATATTAAATTTATAATGTTGGTTCTTGTTCCACAGAATTATGTTGAAAACATTTCACAATATACTATCATGGAAAATGCTGATTTTAATTGTCAAATCAGTAATATTACAGTTACTAATGGTACAATTTGTAATGAACATATTGACTTGGAACCTCATCCTTATAGACTTTGCGAAGGTTATGATGATTTTTATAACTTAAATCCATTCCGTGTTTGCAGGGAAATGAGAAAGTTAGGATATGTTGAATGGTTAGATCTATATGTTGGTGCAAGTCATTTCTATGAAAAATCAGGTACTCCAGGAGATACAATCAATGCTACTGTTTTCAACCATACTCGGACAGAGAAAATGGTATTGAATAAGAATGTGCCATTAAACAAAGCTTTCATCGCATGGTTAGATTGTTATAGTAGAGAGTTATTAAGAAATGATTGTCCAAATCTTGTTATATCTGTCTCAATGGAGAACCTGCAATGTCCAACAGATTGGAGGCAAAGAGATGTTAACGGCAATTATGCTTTAACTGGTTGGGTACCTTCAACTTTCTTTTACAGTCCATGTCATCCTGAAGTTGCACCTTATATGCAAAGTGTCAGTCAAGCTTGTTTGGACATTGTTGTCAGTAATGGTTTACAGCCTATCCTCCAGAATGGTGAGTGTTGGTGGTGGTGGAATGAGAATGATAAACCACAACAACCGCCATGTTTCTATGATGATTCAACTAAACAGAAATATCTTTCAGAAACTGGCCATACATTACCAGAATATAGTTCTTCACATGAAAAAGGTTATAATCGTACTATGATGCAATGGTTAAATCAACAGTTGGTACAGTATTCTGATAAGCTTAGAGAAGTGGTTAAAAGTCAAAGGTACACTAAAGGTTTGTATATGGCGTTGTTCTTCCCACCATCTGTTACTGATGTTGACCGTGTACCTAAAATGATGAGAGAAGTCAACTATCTAAAAGACGCTTACTCACCTAATAAACTAGATGTGCTACAACTAGAAGATTATGACTGGGTTATCTGGGAAAGCCCACATCATACGGAAGTGTACAGTCTAGGTCAGGAACTAGGATTCACAGAAGATAGGTTACATTATTTCGGTGGTTTTGTACAATATGAAAACGATGCTATTAAATATTGGAGATTAATCAAAGAATCCATGGAAGAGGCATTAGATAAAAACTTCCAGGAAGTCTATGTTTGGGCAGGTTCGCAGGTAAGACGAGACCATAAAATATTAGGTTATGATGGTTATGAATTCATTCAAGAATTACTATAGGAGGAAAAAATAAAATGCTGCCAATAGATTATGAATCTGACGATTACCGTTTCAACAAAACATTGCACATGGATGTTGAAGTACTGCCCGACGAATGGAACAACAAATGGGATTTACAATTCGAGAACGGAGATTTCAAAATACTATCAGGAACGGAAAGCTTAAGAAATGCAATTAACATTGCAATCATGACAAGATACGAAGAATTGAAAAATCCATTATACTATCCCGGCTTTGGGTGTAGGATACATGAATTACTAAAAGCAAAGAAAACAATCACTGTGCAAAAGAAAATTGGTTATTTTTGCGAAATCGTTTTAAGTGAAATGAGAAGAATCAAAAGAGTAAACGAGATTATAGTCACAAACAATACTGACAAAAACAGTTACAAATACACAGTGTTCTTCAATATTACAAGTATTAATGATGAAATAATTAATGGAAGTGTTGACTTATGACTAACTATGATTTTGAAAAAACCACCACGGAACATTATACAGAGATCTTCAAAAAGAAACTTGCAGACGCAGTTCAATATGGACTAACAAGTTATGATGATAATTTTGAAGAATATATTGAAAATCGTGATGACATCAGTAACTGGTTTGTGATGGATTCAAGTTTGAATGCTGAACGTCTTGCAGAAATATTTGAGTTTATAGATCAAGTTTATTTATCTTCCAAATTGGAGTTGACTTCAAAATCTGGTGGTCTAGTTACCGGAGCAACAGGTACTGATTTAGATGCGTTAGGTAAATTAATTTTCTGTCCAAGACCTTCAGCAACAAGAGCTGGTGTCGAGTTAACATTCACATTAGCAAGAAGTCTACTTGAAGATGTTACAGAACCTGCTGGTGTACAAGTGGCAAATACTCAGGGAATTGTCTTTGAAACAGTTGAAGATTTATACTTTGCAGAAGGCACAACAGAATGTAAAGTTCAAGCTTATGCTGTTAATGCTGGACGTGGAAGCAGAGTAGTTGCTAACTCTTTGACAAGAATCATTTCCAGATTGGAGAATATTCATGTTACTGTAGCAGTTACTAATCAAGCAAGTGCAGCTGGCGGTTATGATGCTTATACTGATGATGAGTACAGAGAATTAATAAAACATTGGATTGAAATTCATTTGAAAGGACATCAACAAGCTTATGTTAATTATTTCGCAAATGTTGAAGGTGTCGACGGCTACAGATTAATCCCAAATTGGGATCAATCAGGTACTATAAAAATTGTTGTTGACCCTGGAGATTCATATACACTAAATAGAATTTATGAAGGTTTAAGGAGAGATGTAACTCAGCTTGATGATGATATTGTTTTAATGGCTCCTATTTTAAAAGCTGTTGATATTTCTGTGGAATGTAATGTTGATATAGATATGATAAACCCTTATTCTTCAGAAGAAAAAGAAGATATTGCTTCTAAAATAAAAACAGCTATTCTGCAATTTGTTGATGATATGAGTTTAGGTGAAGATTTCATTCCACATAAGTTAAGTGTTTATCTTGATAAGGAAATCCCTCAGTTAAAAAATATTGGTTTTGGTTCTCCAGCTGAACCAGTTAGTATTTTGGATGAAGAGAAAGTTACTGTAGGTAATCTTGAAATCATTATGGAGTAGGTTCATTATGTATAAAAGTTTAGAATACTTTATGGAGAAATATCCTTTTTTCTTGTCTAAGAAAAGTGATAGTAATTTCACTAAAACTAAAAAGGTTTTTAATAATAGGTTACAGGATATTTCTAATAATATTTTCATTACTTATTTAGCAAGTAAATTGGAAAAGACAGTGCTTGTTTGGAAAGAGCAGGAAGATGAATATGATTATATTATTAATTTTATTGCAAATGTTCCATTGTTGAAAACGGTTACTTGCTATAAAAATGATGAAGTGATATACTGTGAATCATATAATTATGAAGATAATGTTAGCACCTTTGTTTATTCTTATGAGGACACTTCAGTAAATGTAATACCTGATGATAAATTCCTTATTTCTGTTGAAACTTGGGAAGAATACACATTAGCAAAAGGGTTCCCAGAAAATGACACTTATCAAGATGATGAATATGATCATGACTTAAGTCTGGATGACTTCGGATTACTATATGACATGCCCAGGAAAACATATGTCTATAAAGATAATACCAATCTAGCAGATACAGAACCACCATTTAACAACCGCTTAACTGAAGATGATTATCATTACATGAACAGATTATTATTTTATATCAGTCATCTCAATGACACACCACTTCCAGTATTAGAGATATGGAAGCTATTTGGTATCCCATTGGAGGAAATAGAATTCACAAACAGAGAACGTTACCTATGTAAAATGTATAGTCAAAAATTACATGGCGGTGATGATTGGGAACCGGAACCTTGGGAGCATAAAGACAGTATGGGCTGTTACAGTATTGAAGATTTATTTTTCTTTGTTGAAGTGGATAATCCAACACCTGTTGTTGGCCAGATTATTAATTTTATTTTCACCTTCATGGATATGTTTGGTGAGAAAAAAACAACGGACTTCCTAATAAATGTGTACTTGGATGATGTTCTAATTAAATCCGGTGTTGACCCAAGTCATGATTATAGTTTTGATACTACTGATGTTGAAGCAAGTACGTTAGTTTTCCGGTTTGAAGCTGAATCTGAAAGCATCATTCAAACTCTTGTTAGTGATGATTTCATAGTGACTTTGAAAGATTGTAATACTGCCGACTGGTATGTCTCACTAGAGGGTAGTGATGTTACTGGTGATGGTAGTCAACTGAATCCTTTTAAGACTTTACCTAAAGCATTAAGTATGGTTGAAGGTTCAAGGAACGTCATAGTATTATGCGAAGGAGAATTCACTATCAATACTGAGCAAGTGATTAGCACCAGTACAAGCATAATCAGTTGTAATGAAGCAATTATACGGAATGACACATCAATAGATTTCTTCCGCATACTCCAAGGATGTAACTTATATCTGAAAAATGTAGCATTAAAATACAAATGCTGTACAATGCAAGACAATTTTGGCTTCATAAACAATAATATCACACAGAATCCAATCTACATTCGTATGAATGCGGGATTAATAGTTGATGGAGTTAACTTATTATGCAGACCACAATTAACATTTGATTTAGATGAAATTAGTGATAACATGTACGCTCATAGTAATATAACAGTAACTGGGACTTTGTTAACTGCTGATGATACTCCCGAACCTGTGGAAGGTGAAACTGTTGAGTTAATGGGTAGTGGGGAAGTGTTAGATACTAGCATTACTGATGAAGATGGAGAGTTTGAATTAGAATATCTCATAAACACAGTGGGAGATCATACTTTCAATTGTAAAATTGAGGATAGTCAAGAGTATTGTGAGAGTGTTTCAGAAGATTTCACTGTAACCGCTAGTGCAATGCCAACCAGTTTATCCGCTACTATGAGTTCTACCCTATTATGGGGGGATGATTTAAACGTAGTCTATTCATTAGAGGATTATTATGATAACCCAGTAACAGTAGGTGCAGTAAAGTTAATGGAAGGTTCAACTGTTGTTGCTAGTGTAAATGCTGGTGAAACATTAACCTATACTCCGCCTTTAGGAGATCATACTTACAAATTAGTATTTGAAGCACCAGATAATACGTGGATTGCTAGTGAAACAGAAACATTTGAAGTAGAAGTTACTGCTGATGAACTACAAACAGTATTCACAGGTTCAACTGTAAGCCTATCAAATCTCAGTATTGGAGGTACTGGAGATGCAGTATTGATTGATTGGGGAGACGGCACTACAGAATTATACACTGGTGGTGGAACAAGCCATACTTACACTGATGGATTAAGTACTCACGATGTTACATTCACAAGAAGAACAATTACAAGTCTTGGATATAATTGTTTCTATAATAGTTCTGGTTTGACTAGTGTTACTATCCCAAATTCAATCACAAGTCTTGGAACTGGTTGTTTCTATGGTTGTTCTTCTTTAATTGATTACCAGTTATACTGGACAAACAATAATATTATCACTTATAACAGTAGTAAAATGCCGAATAACACCAATACACTATTCATTATTCCTGTTGGTGAAACGAGTAATTATGAGAGTGCGGGGTATCCATCAAGTAAAATTGTTGAAAGAGGCGATACTCTTATATTAACAGCTGATTACCCAATCATAAAATCCGGTGAAACATCAACCATTACTGCGAAATTACTCCATGATGGAAGAGTAGCAAGTGGAGAAACATTATTTTATGAAATCAAACACGGTAGCACCACAATTGACAGTGGAACAGATACCACAGACAATAATGGTGAGATAGATCTTACCTATACTGGAACAGCCATAGGCCAAGTTGATGTTATAATAAGTTATGGTACCCTTTTGCAAGAAACATACGAACTACTTGACTGTATGTTTTATGATGGTGGAGTAACCGGCAACAAATCAACAGCCTGGACAGCAAGTAGCAATATAAGCATATCCACCGATGACGCCGGAACACTACTATCTGCAAGTAGCAATCAAACATATACTTCTACAACATTATTAAGTGGCGATTTTGAAGTAATATTTCAAGCAACGAATAGTGGTGGAATCCGTATAGGATTTAATAAAGCATCAAATCAATCCGTTCAAACCAAAATTATTACACCGACTATCGAGGGTACTTATTATTATAAAATCAATCGTATAGGTACGATATGGAGATTCCAATACAGTAGCGATGGCGAAACATGGAATAACAGAAGCATAAGTGTTAATAATATCACTGATGAGGACTGCTACTTCTTATTCAGTATTGAAGTCGTGGGTAGTACAAGAACAATCAAGTATAAAGACTTGAAAATCTACTCTATTTAAATGGAGTATACTTTAAAGTTTTTATAATACAATGAATAACCAACATTAACCCTTAAATAAAGTCTATTCCAATCCCCAGTTAGAGTTTGAGGAGCAATACTGTTTCCATCAATTGTTCCAGTAACAATATTGTCTTTAATTGTTAAACTACAATGGTGGTAATCTCCATCTTCATAGGAACTCCAATAAATCCTACCTCTTACTGTTGTATCATATCTGAATTGAGGATATACTCCACCATTACTTTTAAAATCAAATTCTATACAGTAATCTCCATTAAAACCATCAATTCTAACATTTCCATCGCTTGTTGATGATGTGGCAGTAATTACAGAGTCTGTTGATTGTCTTGTTACTGTCGCATAATAAGTATTGCTCCAACTCGGATTTCCAGTTACACCATCATCATAAAACATACAGTCAAGTAGTTCGTATGTTTCTTGCAAAACCATACGTAGAATAAATACACTTGAAACCCCACTATCAAAAAAAATCATTTTCACTAAAAATTTATGTAAAAACAATTCACATCGAGGTGAAAAAAGAACCATGAAACCCAACAT